AAACGTTATACTGGCTATACACCAATCCGTTCGGGTTCACTTTCGCATCAAAGTGCTTGTTGAAGCACTCAGCATTCACATAAATTCCGTTTGATTCCAAATCTGCCAAAGACTCTATGATATACTCATTTTCCCGTTGATACCCATAATCTTCTTCGCTTGAACTAATGTCAATTTTCAGAAATTCATCACATATTTTTTCAAATGTCTCTTTATGCTTCAAAATTGGAACTACCTTGTTCAAATCACCAGATTCTCTTTTGCTCCTATAAATGAATCTGTGAGCGGGAGTTTCAAACGTTTGTTGTTCGATTATTTTACCTTCTTGAAGATGACTATACAAGTTAATATCAAACAAACATTTTACAGGTAAGAATTGAATGAACGATTTTTTATCGAACACCCATTTATTGTCTAACTCATTTAGGTCTTTGGCAAAAATTACTTTATCGGTAACGACAGGCAAATCCGGGTGATTGAATCCCAAGCAATAAGTTTCCTTTATATCAATGTTCTTTATAAAAACAGCCGAAAGGTCCGTAGCACATGGATGCAAAAAATTGTCAGAAGGAACTGCCCAGAGAACAATTGGGCTTCTATTCTTCTTTATGGTATCTAAGAACTTTTTATAATTCACCATGATGGACAATATACGTGTCCAATGTCAAAAAGTCAATTTACTATTTTGGATCGGGTGGCCAGCCGTTGTTTGGAGCGTTGAATCCAAGTGGACCCGTTAACCTAGTCTTAATATAAGCTCGAAGAGGCATTGGCTGAGCACGTATAACAGTCTCCCAGTTGCCTGTTTCAAGTGTTTGGTGAACGTCTGTAATACGGAAAATGATATTCCTATCACTGTATGGTTCTGGAAAATTCTTAATAGTGAAATATTGAAATGTTCTCAGGCCGCCAATTCCTTGCAGTGTAAGTTCAAGAACAATACCCGGCTGAACTGCACAATATCTTGCATTGTTAAGTTCATCGTCGTCATTTAATAATAACCTTAAAAGTTGTGGAACTGGCATTACAAGTTTTATTATTTCTTTAGTTCCACCGTCAGGGCCTATAGACATTTTCAATGTATTATCATCACTAGGAGAATTAATATTTTGAACAATTCTTATCAAATCTTTAAGTTGTTCATTTGCAGTTTTACTTTTGTTAAGAGCTCCTTGTGGGTCGCCTTTTGATTTATCTTCTGGAGTTCCTATTACAGCATCCCTAAACTTGTAGTCCAATACATCGTTTTTATCCATGTATTTGAATTTAGAGTCTTTATTGTTTACTTCACCGTAAATAGTTCTTGTAGCCTGAGCATCTGATAATTGTGGCCTAAATTTCAATGCTTTAATAATACTGTCAGCATCATAATAATCAAAAGAATATACAATTTCAGGTCCTTGGGTTATACCTTGTCCATCCACAGTATTTTTTAGACCATATTTTCCTATAAACTTTTTATCAGCTATAGTTAATGTTCCATCAACTTCTACTAATATTAAATCCCAAAAATAATCAGATGCACTCATAAGAACATTTAAAATATATCTATAAATGTCTGGATAAGAAGCATTTGCTTCGTTATCTACAGCATCTTTCAAAAGACTATATGAAATGTAAACATTTGACAAAAAACCAGAAACATCCTTCTCTACCTGATTGCCCGGCAACCCTCTAATACTTTTAGGTAACACATTAGAATCAAATTGTGCAGGAAAACTATAAGAGAATAATCCACCTGTACCAACCGTTGTAAACCTATATCTGTTATAATTTATTATTTCATCTAAATCATTACGATAACATCCTCCCGGTTGTAAAAAAGTTTGCTGTAACTTTTTATTCTGTATTGAATTTCCAATAGGTATTACTTTATGTACTTGATTTAAATAAGGATTTTTTTCTAATAAAGCCGTTCTACCAGCTAAATTTAAAACGCCTATACCAGCAATGGCGGAGGTATTATCATCTAAACCTATTTGACCATAACAAAATTTAGGTGCCTGATAATTTGGTATCAAAACCCTTGGGTCACAAGAAATTAAATTTGAATGGCCACTTATTAGAGAGTTCTGAATATCAACATAAAACATACTTTTACCACCTTTAGCGCCACTATCCAGTTTTGAAAAATAGTTTAATATTTCCACAACCATTCCCATATTAATATATACATTTTTACTGGGGTCTGTATTATTAGTGTTTTTGTCAAAATCATTCTCGTTTGGTGTTCCAAAATTTTCTTTTGCTGTATAAGCGTCACGTGGTCTTCCTGAAAAGAAACCAAAGACCCAAGGTTGTCTCATACCAATTTGTTCAGGTGTTCCTTCTGTTAGAAGTGGATTTAGAATATCATACCATATTGCGTTTTGAGGCTCTACATAATTTCTTATCAATGATACAACTTCATCTTTTACATTTGGATTAGTTACCAATGACCTTAAATTATTAATAGTTTTATCGTTCTTTAAGAAATCTCTTATGGATTTAAATATACCAGATCTTGTTTCATCATCTACTTCTGTTACATTTCCATCAGAATCTCGCACTTTTTTTCTATTAATAACCGACAAACCATAATCTTTAGCTATACCAGAATATAGACGGTCTTTAGATGTTATTTCTGTTGAACAAATAATTCTACTACCTTGGATTTCCCAATTGAAATTTGTGATGATACCGTAAACAACATCGTAATTACCTTTAGATTTTATGATGTTGTTTGTATAAAGAGGATACGCATTATCCCATAGAGAACGCATTTCGGTAGTGTCACCTATGTTTACCAATGATTCAAGATTGAAATGATTCCATCCCCATTCAATCATACACGTTATGCCGGGCACAAGAAAATATGGAGTCATATAAACCAATTGTTTCCAAGAAAAACAGACCCATTCAAACTGAGCACGTCTAAACAATTCCTTTTGAACTGTTACTTCCATTCTGGAAATTTCTGGAGGCGGGACGTGAATTGGATAATTTACGGGTTCATCAGAAGGCTGAATAAGAGAGTTCTGTATAATATGTCGTTGAATAGCTTTACCATCTCTATCACCCGGTGTATATCCTATGACTTGATAACTTGACCCCGGCGTTGATACAGATGGTTGAAACCCGTAAGATTGGTAGAATCCTTTACCACTGTGTAACACAAACCTTTGTCTGCTGAATGTTACGTTATCTGCGTCAGGATGACCGGCACTATTTGAGCATACTCTAATCCAAGATACCATCGGTCCTCTATATTTGTTCCAATCGCCATCGTTAGAACTCCAGTTTGCTTGCTGGTTGTTAACGAAATTCATTCCCCTGTTGATTTTCCTTCTGTTTAATTCGGCTTGGATCTCTCCGGGTATGTTGCTGCTCTGCCACGGTATAATTGGTGCCGGCATTTTATAAAATCTCCTTGTTGCTAATTACATCTTTAAGTGTATTGAAACGTTCATTATATCTAATAAACATTGTAGGATGTATTTTATCTATTATCCTATTTTGCCTCTTTAAATCAAAAGATTTTTTACTTGGAGCATTATGTCTGGATTCATCATACTCAAATACAATATTTTTTTCTCTATCATAACCATCTAAACAATATCCTGTTACTACAACCTCCCCACCATTTAACGCATGTTGTAAACTCCAACCAAACTTTTTATTTAAATCATCTATAAATTTACAAGCAGATAGATTGTAATTATTTATAGTTCCCAATTTTTTTATTTGATTTAATTTTGCTTCCCTCAATCTTTCTCTATGTAATTCTGACCCATAATTTTTAGATCTTTTCCAAGCATTTTTAAGTTTTGAACTCATTTTTTTAATATACTTGTCTGTTCTTTGAAAAGACCTATCTATAATTTTTGCACTAATCTTAGTAGCACATTTTTTGCATAACCAATTTCCTTTAACTGATCTATTAAATACTTTTCTATCTGTGTATATTTGTTTTTCACCACATCTACAAATTTTCTCCAAAACATCAGTATTATGTGTTCTTTGCAACTTTTGAGTACATTTAATACATACACTATTTTTCTTCAACGATTTAATATAAATACTCTTACAACAATACGTCTGCTCTCCCCCGCACTTGGGACAATTCTTTTTCCAAATATTTATATCATTATGGTACATTATAGGCATAATAGAGCAAATTATTTTTATTGTAAATTCAGATTATTAAATTGAACCAAAATTGCATTGATATTTGCTGGTATTCTTAGTTGAAGGCCGGGAGGGACACTCATTCTTCCTTTACCAAGATTATTAGCCAATGCTATAACCCACCACAAGGTAGGGTCGTTGTAATACTTATAAGCCAAACTATCCAAATAGTCAGCATCACTGGATATAACAATAGCATCGCCATTTTGTGGTTCTATGATAGGATATAAAGTAGTTCTATAAACCTTCTTACCATCCCATCTTGGAGTAATCTGTGTTGTATTATATCTTTTCATATATTTTGGAGGAAGGAAACCACGACGGCTTTAGCCTCGTGGAGGAATTCCGACCATTTCTTTCTAATATAATAAGTTGATTTGTTTGTTAACATAGTATATATTTGGTATAGTTCTTTGGTATATGGTTTGGATGGACAAAATAATTTGCTTCCACCCAGTAAAACCCAGAAAGCATCGTTTTGTGATAGCCAAGAAGGCACTCCATACATTGGAGCAACAGTTATGTGGCTTTGACTCACAATCAACATCCTCCTCGTTATCTGTTAAAGATAAGCTGGAAGGCAGGCTCCGGTCAATGAGCCAATTGTCTATAAGTCTTTTTTGAGTTGTGTTAAGCATAAGCATTAGAGCCGGGCAAGCATCTATCCCTTTAGGGTAGATGTAGTTGACATTTATCCTACTCCCGGAGTACCGTTAAATGTTTGACCACCACGGTTTATCCTTGGATTTGAAATGGCAGGTGTAGCTACTGCTGGTGGTGTAGTAACTGTAGCAGGTGCAGATGGTGCTGAAACTGGTTGTGGAGCTATTGACTGACCGGGAGCGTTAAACTGTGTCATTCCTTTGTGTAATGTAGTGGGTTGTGGCAAGAACGAAACATCACCATTGGATAGGAACCTATCATCACCAGACTTACTCTCCCAATCATCAACCCTTGGTTCGTGGCCAAAGTTAGAACCACCAACAATAGCACGTTCTTTTTCAAGTAAATTACAAACTACAGCTATTTCAACTTCTCTTGGAAGTTGTCCGTAATTCTTACCAACACTTGGAGAAGTAATCAAACCGTTTAGATAACTCCATCCTAATTTTGAATTATCTTCATTTAGTGTTTCCCAAGCAGCATCATCAGGAATGTTAATGTTGATAGATGTTATGACTATTGGTTGAAACTTGTATAAATCACCAATCGTCACCATAAACATAGGTGGAATTATAAATCGGTTGAATTTCTGATTGATACCTTGACCAGTTGTATAACTGGATGGTTTTACAGAACTAGCCATGTAATTAATCTTCTTCCAAGTTGGAAGCAATTCCATTACAGAGCCAATTACAATGTTGAATGAGAACGTAAGTGTTCTACTAAATCCGTTGTATGAATAAAGCTGGTCAGCACGACCAATGAAACGAAGTTCATCCCAAAACGCTGTAGCACCTTCCGAAATAGCTTTTACCGTAGCTCTAAATGGAATATACGTGTCATTTACAACATCATAGAAGAAGAAAGCAATCAAATCGTCTTTATATGGGTCCCATTGTATCCAATCAGGATAAGAAGAATTAAATGAAACATTATCAGGTGTACTTTTATCTTTACCTAATACATCTAATCTATTAATACCATCAGAATAAAAAGTAGTAGCCATTCTAAGATTACTTCCAACCTGACCACTTTTTACACCAGCATCAATACTTGGAACTTCTGAATCTCCATCACGATATTCCTTTATTACACCGTAGCTGGTTTTTGGGTCAGTTCTTGAAGTAGGAGTTGTATTGTAAAGGTTATCATAACCAATCGCTGACGGGTCGCCGTCTGACAACAGATAAGATTGTAGTTGACCTGTAGCATTATATACACCGCTTTTACCTATATTAGCAACTACTGCTTCCAAACCAGCCTGTATTGCTTTGACTGTATCTGAACTTGGACCAACTATCTTTGTTGCGTAATTGTTGTCTATCTGAACATAACGACTGTATTGAACCAACATTTCAGAATTGGTAAGGTCGTCACCGTTGACTCTACCTACAACATCACCGTAATTGTCTCCTACTGGAACTCCCGTAGGCTTATTACTAACATAATAACCTAATAGACCATTACTTGTATCAACGGCCTCCCACCCATCTGGCGTGGAAAGAAGTTTACTCTTGAAAAAATCAGATTGTGCTGGGACCGTCGAAACTACAATACCGAAAGTTGACTTGTTTTTTCGAAGTAATGGAATACCAAAAGCATCAAGAGATTGTGGATATGTTGTAGGTGAGGCATACCAAGGTTGGATTATACTTGATTTTGCCCCACCAGTAACACCAGATACGCCCGTAATTCCTTGTTTACCAAAATAATCGGCCATCAGAACGTATGTTCCTTCATCTGTTCTAAAAATACCTTTAGCTTTAGGAGCACCACCAAAGAATGATAGAAATGAACCGGCTATAGAACTTGCGAAATTGTTTACGGCAGAACTCAACAAAGAACCAAGTCCAAGGCCACCTTGATTGGTTGATGTAATCCACTTCGATTGTAATGACGTTGCAGCTTTCTGTGCATCACTACCACGTATCATGCCTTTTCCTTGGCTTCCTGCAATACCCGTCTGTGTCGAAGGTAATGCTGTTTCATCGCCAGCCGTGCTAGATGGTTTTGAGTATCCGTTTTGTAAATTGATACCAATGGTTGATGTAAGTGAGTTTAACGCACCAAGGGCAGTGCCTAATAGTCCACTTCCAATAGGTTCGATGTGTCTTGTTGGAGCCTCTCCAATTCCAAGAGTTAGTGGTTGAACAGTAGCCAATAAAGGCGATAACGGATTGTAAATTCTGGTTTCGTCAAACGGAGCGGTTCTTTGAATAGCTAACTGTGCCGCCAAAAAACTTACACCCCAAGATGAAATCAAAAACTTTGATATTCTGGCAGCATCATCAACCGTATCTGTGTTGATATTCGCAATATCAAGAATTTGCCCAGCCAAACTATTGAACCCCCTGACGTTGTTTTGACCAGTTTCAATTTGTGTATAAATGAATGGTTGTTTGTCGGATAGAACGCCACCAAACACGTTACTAGCTTGATAATTTGTATAAGGACTAAACTTACTATAAAGATACTCCGCATTGGCATCGAACAATAGCTGTATTTTACCCGGCACCGGAGTTGATGGATAATTGGCCGGGATATTAGGTAGAGTTGGAGGAAACTCCGAAAGCTTTACCACTGTTGTATTTATCGTTGCCATATGTTATAATTATACTAAGACTCCGGTATAGGCCAATCTTCTACCCATAGTAGAGTCTAATTTTTGACTATCAATGTAAACATTGGCAGTTAGAGTGCCATTCTTCATATCGTCACGTAATGCGTTAATAGCATCAACCACCGTGGCTATTATCTTAGCAAAATCATCAGTTTGACTGGTCGTAACCGTGGACAAAGTATCTTTTGCCTTTCTAGTATCTACTTCCGGGTTAGCCCTTTCAGCAGTAGTTGTCGTTTTTGCTTCAGGAGTAACATCTAGAGTCATATCTTTACTACCACCAAAAAGTTTTGATACAAACGGAATCTTCTTAATGATATTCCAAGCAGTCTTATATGGGAACAACAAGGCATCACAAATTGCACCGCCGGCAGCCTTCATACCATTTACTATGTTTGAACCAATCTTGCTTCCAAAGAAATCTGATATGTATGAACCAACTTTCTTAATACCTTCCCAAGCCATTTTATACGGGAATAACAAGGCATCCAATAACATGCCACCTATGGCCTGTATTCCTTTTAGTATCATCAATCCTGCTTCTGATGGTGAACTACCAAACAAGTGTTTTTTGAGCCAATTCCAAACGTCAACAAACGGCTGAATTAATGTATCATAGATGGCTCCAACAACAGCCTTCAAACCAAATACTATAGCTTTACCAAGACCGCCTTCCCTATAAACTTTTGTGATACCTGACAATCTACTGAATAAGTTAATTACAAACATGATGCCGGTAATAATCCAACCAATTACAGGAATCCATTTTGCAAATGCCCCACCAATTAAACCAACAGGTTTTAACCACGTCATTAGTTTACCTATGCCCGTAAACAATTTGGTAAAAAAGCCAAATACTCGACTAATTCCTACAAAAACAAGTTTAAACGCAGCCGAAATAAAACCACCACCTTTTACAGATGTTAATATGAACGTATCTACTATTTTAGATGCATCCAGAACCCATACACCAATTTTTGTAAATATTGAAAATTTCTTTTCCAAACCACTCGCCACTGACACAGTTTTGGCAATCAGGTTATAAACACCACCAAACAATCCAAAAACTGCTCCAACGGTCTTTGTTATTCTGTCAAAATGTTTTGCTATAAACTCTAACGTTACGTCAATAACAGGTAGAAGTTTTTCAGACAACTTCATCATGATAGCGTGCCAAGAATTGGTGATGTTGTTTAGTCTAGTCTGGTTACCCATCTGCATCAACTTTTCTTTATTTATATCTGCTTGGGTTTTTAAATCTTTTGAACCAACTTCTAATAATTTTTTGTAAGTCTCGTATTGTTTGCTTTGTTCAGGAGTCATACTCCTAACCATACGTTCTCTTTCCCTCTCAGCCTGTGCCATCTGAGCCAACTCACCAGCCGATTTGCCCAATGCCCTAGCCACGGCATCTTGCTGGAATGGATCAAGATTTTCAAAATCCGTTTGTTTGATGATGTTGAGGATTTCTGCATTCAACCCCTTAATATCTCTATTATAGGCCAATTCACGAGCTTTTTGTAGATTGATGGATTTGCCTAATAGAACACTAGCTTCCATTTCATCTTTTACGTTCTGTGTAAAATTCAACAATGAAGAAGAAGTCTTAGTAGCAGATTCTAGGCTTGTTCCCATTCTCTTAGCTTCAATAGCGGCCTTAATCATTGAGACACCAGACCTTGATATAAACTGATACATGCTCTTGGTAGCATTACTAACATCACCCATTATGTCTTTCAGTGGAGTTCCCGCAGCTTCTGATAATGCTGCTGCAAATATCAAAACGTTTTGTTGTGTTTCTCCGGAAAGTCTGCTAGCCATTCCTAAACTCTTGACAAATTCTGCCGTAGTTGCTACCGATACACCAAGTTGTGCAGATATCAACGCGGTGTTATTCATCATTTCCTCTGACACATTTGTTGAAGAAAATAACTCTTTAGACAGCGCAGCAGCAGACTCATACATGTCTTTGCCTACAACACCGACCTTGGCCATACTCACTGCCCCTGCCCTAGCCCACTTATCTATATCCGCCGTATAAGTTCTTGTGAACCCCAATTCCTTTCGGAAATTCATTGCAGAAGTATCTAGTTCATCAAAAATATCAAGTATTTGTTTTAGTATATTTAATACCACCAATGTTACAGAACCCGTATCTCTCCACACACCAACCATTTCAAATAAACTGCCTAGAGTTTTTGATTGTGCGTTGGTTATAGCTTTAATTAACGACTCATGTATTTTTTGATGTTTAGATGTCTCTATTGCTGCTTTAGACATCTTTTCTTCGAGACCTTCTCTTTCAACAAGAAGTTGATTTATGAGTCTATAGTTCTCTCTTATTTCCTTCTGCATCGCAGCTTTAGGCTTCAACCCTTTTAGCATAGCCTCTTCAGCCTTTGCAATTACACCTACTGCAACTTCCATTTTCATGTTTATGTCTAGAAGTCCTTTTTGGTCATCGGTCTGTTTTTCTACACTTTTAAGGACCTTTTGATGAATGCTTTCAATTTCTTTCCAAACCGTTTTACTTCCGGCGTTTAACGCAGAGATTATGCGTAAGGATTTTTCTATGTTTATTAAATCCGTTGGATTACCCGCAACATAATCTTTGTCTGCCATATATCAAGAAATTACTACGTTGAATATAAATAGTAGCAAAAGAGTGGATTTAGAATGGTTTCTTAGGAATTGGCGGACGGGCAGGTGATTTTTGAACTACGTCGCCTGTTTCACCTTCGTTGGCCTCATTTTCTTTTCGTTTTTGGTCAATAAGAAGCTTTAGATAGAAGTATCTAAGGAAAATGGGCATAGTATAGACTTCATCGTGTGAGAAGCCATTACCATAATAAACCAACTGAAATATCTCTTCGTGAATCCTAACTTTATCCTCAGGCGTCAATGTCAGGGAATAGAAAGGAAGCACCGAGCGGTACATCAATCCTCCTTTCAAAATCACAATTAGAACACTTGAAATCGAATGTCATGTCCACATCAGGAGCGTTTTCTCTCATTTGTCTCCTAAGAGCAAAGCTGTCCTTGGCTGTTAGTTTTTCTTCTACAAACCGTCTTATACTAGCCCTATCGGGATTACCGTCAATAGATGTAATAACGTATTTCATTCTGGTTGTTACTTCTGCGGTATTTTCCTTGGAAATCTTTTTGATTTGTGTTAGTTCGGCATCAATTGATTGTTCATCGGTTGCGTTTAGAAGTTTATAGGTTATATTCACTCCCGCTGTAGGAAGTTTGAACGAAAAACTGTTCTGACCCTTTGGATGTCCCTCAAAAGAGTATGGTTTATATGAAAGCTCGGCTAGATTGATTTTTACCTTGTTATTCTCTCCACATCCCGGGCATACAACGGAAACATTGTAATCGTCACCATAAGCGAGCCTCCTAATAGCTATGAAAATTGCATTTTTATCAGGAATCAATATGTCATCCAAGCGGATTGACTTGTTAATAACGACAGACTCCATTAATTTATCCAACACTTTACCCTTCTTAATGAGTTCTTGGTTGGCAAGAAGGTCTTCTTCTCTAGCTGTCATCTGTTTGATTTCGATTTCGCCGGATGACAGTGGATTACCTTCCGGATAGAACCACCCCTTTGTAGGAAGAGGAATCACTTCACTTGGATACTTTGTATTTTTTGGTTGTGGAACGTCTGTATGCGATTTGGCTACAAAATCTGGAACATTGACTACCTGACGCTTAATTGGAATTGTTTGGTTATTGTTTTCACTCATAACTGTATTTGCCTTTCTGAGATATATAGAGAGGCACCCAAACTTTCAGGCTTATTTTAATCATCGCCGTAAAACATTTCCAACAATTCTTTCTCACTTTCTGTGAGATTGAAAGGAACAAGATTGCCGCCGGAGTGTTTGACAAGTTCATCTTGTTTTTCTAATGTGCTATATACGTGATCAGGTTGTCTTCTCTTTTTTTCAAATATTTTTTCCTGTTCTTTTTCGTAAGCCACTTCTTGTAATGCAGATTTAACTCCATCACGTATAACCTCAGATGTTATATTTCTACTAGCAACTTTTACTTCTATAGGATGGTTTGGAGATTTTGTTTTATGGAAATACTTTAGTGTAAAATACACACCACCAACAAGAACTATTAATTCGAGTAAAATACCAGCAATTATTAATAGAATTGTAAACATTATGAACTGTTATCTACAACACTAGTGGTTGTCGTAGAAGTACTAGGTGGCTGAGATATTTGTTTATTGACAGTATCAATCGCATCCCTATCTGCTTTCTTCTTAACTTGGTCGTAATTTTTGACTGTAGTAGCATATTGGTCGCGTTGTTGTTTATTCTGTTTGGATTGAAGTTCCAACGCTTGCTTTTGTTTTACCAAAGCTTGTCTTTGTGCTGCTGGATTACTTTTCTGTTGAGCCTTATCCACACTTGTAGTCATGTTATCAGGAGAACTAGGGTCGTTGATATTCACATCATATTCTTCATCTATTTCTTCATCCATAATTTCACCAAGAACTTCACGAACCATCTTTTGCAAAGATGACCTAACTTTTGGACTTAATTTCGTCTGTTCTCTTTGTTGTGGCACACCAATTTGGGGCTCCTGTGGTTCTGTGTTGGTGGATTGGAACGCTTGCTTGAACTTTGCACTTATCAATGTGTACAAGCTAATATCAAACCATCCAAATACAAACCTGAAAAACTTCTTTTTAGTATTACTATCATATTTATCTGACCCTAACACTTTGCGAATATCGTCCGTGGTGATTTCGTTGTGAACACTTTCCGTAGTTGTTTCAATTCTGGAATCATCAACGGGCATGATGTATTTTACTTTAGAAGCAGGTTGTAAAGTCCCTTCATTTCCAGCATATGGTAAAAATCGTTTTGGATCTCTTGATAATGTTTCTTTAGATTCATTTTGATTTAAGGCAAATACTGTAGATATTAGGTTTTCATCGAACTTATGAAGAACCTCATTTGGATTTTTCCAATCGGCAACCTTAACTATGTTACTGTCTGGTACTCCATGTCTTACCCAAATCTGTTCCTTATCTCCATAATTTAGTGGAGCTTCTGGAACAGGATTTCTGTCTGTAGTAACAACGAAAACGTTCTCTTTTCCGCTTATCCTTTTCAGTTGTTCATATACCTTGAAATGTGCTTTAGTTGGTGGCTGAAAGTTTCCCGGATAAATTGACACAATTTTCATATATTTATTCTTTCCAATTTTTAAGTTTTCTTAATACCCAAGATTTTTTAATATTATCTCTATGTCTTTGTCTATCTTCTTTACTCATATTTTTATATCCTTCACTTACTTTACTCCCATGTAATTTTCTAATTATAGAATTTTTCCAAAATTTTTTACTGGATTTACTCATTTTTTGTTTTGTTTCTTCGGAGTATTTTTTTCCCAAATTAATATAATGTAATTTCTTTTTTGTTTCTTCCGAAACTATTTTTCCTCTATTACCATCACCAATTTTTTTGCGCCATTCCTTAGAAAAATGCCTTCCTAAATTACCACGGCTTTTACTTCCGCAACTGATATAAAAATCTCTATTCTTTTTGTTTATATTACTTAATTTTTTCTTTGTTTCTTCGCTTCTTATCTTTCCCCTATTACCATCGCCAATTTTCTTTCTAATTTCCGCCGTCATTTCTATTTTATTAGCGATAAAAGATAGATTATATATTTTATCTTTTAATTGTGTATCATCAAAATATTTTTGTTCTACTTCTATTAATTTATTTTGTGGTATTTCTTTTTCAATTACAAAATCAAAACTATTTTCGCCATATTTATTCCAAGCATTTTGTAAATATTGATTATCATGCCTATTTCCTTTTAACATTTTCTTGTGATCAATCCACCGTCTTTTAATGTTATTGCTACTTCCAATATAATATTTACCATTAGTTCTATTAATTATTTTATAAATACCAGATATTTTCATGGATATTTTCCAGTTCTTAATGACTTCCATATACGATGGAGCATTTTTGCTGCGTCGTCCTTTGTTTTAAAATTGTTCCTCGGCAAATCACTGGCATCAATCATTTTATGCGGACCTGCTATACCCTTTATTACATATCTATCAGCATATGATTCAATAACACCTAAATATACGGCACCTTCGTAAACATCTGACGGGACTCTGAACCCATCCATACTACCCATCCACTTAAAATCATCAAATCTATAACTTTCATTCATTTTACCATTTAATAATGGGTCATTCAACGTATCACGAGCAAATGGGACATTACTATAATCATCTGTAGAATTATGACTATATCCCAATCCGTGGTCCTCTTTTACTGGCTTATTAATGTATCTCGACCGTCTTTTTATTTCATCACTAAACATCAAATAATCCTTATATGCCTTGATTAACTCTGCTCCAACGCTTTGCTCTCCTTTGCGTAGTTTTTGTAAATACTTTATGATGTTACCTTGTTTAGTTCTTAGTGCATTCAAATTATCCAACGTCATCATGTGTAGTTTTGGAATTTGTTGAGTTGGTTGATTTGGTTGATTTTGTTGTTTTCTAATATCCCAAGCGTTTACACCCGGCAATCTTTGTTTGATGTCTTTTTGTGTAACTTCTGTTATTACTTCTTCTGGAGCGTTTGGAGTTTTACAACGCCAAGGTTTGTAAATAGGATTCATTTTACCATCCACAACCAACCATTCAAAATCCTCTGCCAAATCTTGAACGTGTTCGTTCTGATATCTTGTAAGTATTTTATTATATTCAGCAATTATTAGAAGAAATACATGATTGTAACGAATTCTCAGCCAACCACGACCTAACATTTCATCTTTTGGATTGTCACTAAATCGTCTCTCACTAGTCCTCAAATACTCTGATGCCCATTCCGTGTGGGTTTGGTATCCAATATCGTGAACTGTACCACCGGGGTCTATCCATTCGCCGCCCTCATTATTCCTTATACTTTCTCTAATAGGTTTCAGTTGTGAAAGGCGGGTTCGTTTCACAACTTCTTTCATCAAATTCTTTAGTTGCGATTTTTTTATTTTTTCATTCATTCCTTCACTACTCCATATCTCTATGACTTTTTTAGTTTCTGAATTTTCAAATCTTCTATTTCTCAGCCAAACATTTACATTGTTACCAAATTTTCTCACACCAAATTTTCTCAATAAACGTAATTCCTGTGGTGATACAACCTGACTACCCACAAACTCATATCCCATAGATTCTAAAAAATCATTAATGTTGGTGGTGTAATCTTTAACTAATAAATCCAAATCATGATTTGAACTTCCTTTTGTTCTAACAGAACCAACAATTCTAGCATTCAACTTATCAGCTATAGGTTTTGATTCTTTATACGTCCACATAACATATAAATATTAGTCAAAATTCAATGATGGATGATATTTTTCGTGGCATTTACCACAGAGGGTTATTCCGGAAACTTTGTTTTGGATGTGATAATCTACAATTTTTTCTGCTATGGATTTCTTTAACTCAAAATCGGTTATCAAAATTTGGTCAGGCATATGTTTTTCAACAATCTCACAAAACTTTTCTTTGTCGTGATGTATATGGAGTTTTTTAGAATTACCGCACTCTACACACTTGAACCCGTCTCTAATAAGAATAGGATATTTCCATTCATCGTATAAACGTTTATTGGAGCGAGCTATGTTATTGACTTCGGATGTACCACCTTTCCAACGGGAAGAGTCGGGACCGAAGAGAGTAGGCACAACACCATTCTTTCTATTTTGACTCATTATTGTAGCATATCTACTTTTTCTATCATCTGAAAAACTATTTGATATGGATACGCCATTATTTTTTACCCTTTCGTCATCTATAGTAAGTCCTTTATTCCACACTTCCCTCTCACCACTGGCATACTGTTGGCGCCTTGTTTCTGCGGATTTTAACTGGGCCGAAATATTATGTCCCCAATTATTTTTTACTCTACTATAATGACCCTTTGCGTAGTCTTTATAACCTACGTTGGTCCATTTCATTTCTATACCACAACCACATTTACATTTTGGTATATCATCGGTTTTTACAATATACTTGTGGTAATATTCTCTATAAGTTAGAGAGTATTTTTCTTTTAGGTATCTGGCTAATACGCCGCCGTTTTTAAACTCTTTTTCATCTATTTCACATTTAATCATAAAACAAAATCTCCCCGACATTATACATATCAGGGAGATTTTCAACAATTACTTTTAATTGTGCGATTTTATTGGCGGTAATATACGATAAAAATATGCGTAAGTGGTTGATAATACGATAGATCAATACTGAAGTATGGCGTAATCGTAGCTAACTGTGATGTTAATTGATAGTGGATCACCTGTGTTCGTCCAGTCCACTAGCTGGAAATCTCCATTGGTAACGAATGCACCTACCATAGTCCATTCTTCTACCTTATCACCTACAGGACCAAGAACGTTGACAGTGATGTTCTTCTTGTAGAAGTCCATGTAACCGTCACGACCTGTGACAGATTCGTGTGATAGACGAATCCATTCCATTACTGCCTGAGCACCAGAAGGAACGATAGCGTCGTAAAGTTCCATTACAACTTCCTGCCAGATCGACTTACCTTTGTAGTATCTCTGTAGGTTGATGTGGTCTAATGCTTTTCTTTCCTGCACGATTTTTGGTCTGTCCGTCTTTCTTAGAAGAAATGAAGGAATACCATCAATGTACAAAATGAAACGGTTTACGGTCTTTGGTTCGTATGCCGTCCAAAAGATCTCGTTGCTATTTAGTAAGTCAGCCATCTTTTTTCCTTTTGTTTAATTGTTTTACTCACAAAATCATCCTTTATGTTGATGTTGAATATAAATAGTAGCGACTTATAGTTTTTAGCTATTTTTTGTGAAAATCCACTTAACGAGCCTATCTGTATTTTCATCTATTTTGTAAGCTTCGCCACCATATTGACCCAATTCCTGTCTTGGTTCGCCTATAGATAATTTGGAGTGTAAATACGTTACAACTGAATGCCTTTGTTGGTCTGTAGGTTTTTTTAGAAGCCAAGTAAGCATGTTTGTTAGGGATTTATACCTCCAGAACGCTAAATCATCTATCTGGCCCTTCTCAAATTCTGGATGGTTTTTCAAAACAGCTTCATGGTCCAACTTACCCGTTTCATCTACATCAGCTATTATTTGTAAATCACCATTTACAAAACCGACCACCAAAAATTTGTTAATATTTTCATCCATACCTGTGTAAGGTTCTCCAGTAGTACCAAACGTATGTGCTGATATTCTTTTATCCATTGATTCTGGGTCTTTTGCCCAAGATATCATCTGATGTGTTGGATATTTTATGTTAGCGTGTTTGAACAACCAATCATCTACATATCGTTTTTCATCTTCATTTGGTTCAGGAAAAGTTGACCACCAATATACAGTGTTTGGTTCCCTCTTGTATCTCCATAGTAAGGCTTCTGTTCCAAAATACCACTGATACTCTTTTGGAAGACTTGGTTGCCAATTTGCGTGTGTTAAACCTTCATCATGAACATCCGTTCCTATTACTTTGAAAGTTTCACGATTTATGAAACCAAGATAGAGATTGGCGTCTTTCCTAATTAAATCTTCATTTAATTTATGACCCCTCATCTTATATTTTTCGGTTGATGCTTCTTCTTTTGGGTTAACAATACCATACTTTAATTTCAAATCTTTTATTACAGCATTTTTTTGATTATCATTTAATCTTGAATATTCAGGAGACCACCAATATATTGTATTATCTGTTGAATTATATCTAAATCGTATGCCTCCATACATATCATTAGTTTTATGTCTTACATTTGCGTTTGAAAAATTTCCTATGGCTCCTTTGTAATCTACAACCGTTTTTACAGATAAATCATCAAAGACCATACCTACAATTAAAAATGGTTTATTTTCAGTTTCATTTACATAATGACCTTGACTCATATAATCTTGAAATACATTAGAATGTTTAGAGTTTATAATACCATACTTTCTATCAAGATAAATTTTCACCGCATCTTTCATTCTTGCATTCATCTCTTCTTTCCAATAAACTGTATTTGTTTTAGATTTATATCTCCAATCTATATATCCATGACCACTATGCATCACTGGGGTATTCCAATAATTTCCAGTAGCGCCAACATAATCTATTTCTGATTTAATATCCAAATCACCGTTAATAGAGCCAACAACTATGAATGGTTTTCCTTCATTTTCTTTTAGGGGTTCAGTTTTTTTGTCAGGTTGAATATTACCACCCTCTGGCAAACTGGCGCTCTTATCATAGAGTTTAATTATGGTGTCTTTCAACTTAGCCAAATCTCCACTATAACGAAGAGCTTTGAATACAAGATTTTCAACACTAAATTCTCCACCTTCTGCTAACCCAGCATCTCTATAATTTCTTATAGATTTCATCAGTTTTTTCATGTGGTCAACATTTTGCGTTTCAATGAGAGTGGTTATACTCTTCTTTAACTGATGGAATTTTTGACGTATCTTGTCTGCGTCTAACTTGATGTTTTGCGGGTTAGGTTCCAACATCCACTTGTCATCAAAAAGTGAGTATATGGCGGAGCCGGGCCGTGCCTGTTGGGATGTAGAATTGGGTTCCCTTACATCTTGAAGATAAATTTCTACAGGATGTCCCTTTACTTCTATGGAATGTTCTGAGTTCCATTTGAATGATAGCCCATCCATGAATTTGCGAGCATAATCTTCATGGATTTTTTCTCCTGCAATGTCTATAACAACATGTAGGTCTATATCGCTATTAGGAGTCCAATTATAATTCGCAGATGAACCCAAAAACAGAATGTTTTGGATTTCAGCTTTAAGGTCGGTAGTATTGTAGAAATCCTCAGCGATTTTCAACAAAGCGTCCCTAACCTCTGGTTTGAGAGTTTTGTTCTCACCCCAAATGTTTGGATCTAATGTCTTGTTGTAAACACGAAGTTTCACTTAGGCTTTTTTATGTGACTTGTATCCCCTATTTTTTTGCCACCATGCTAACGCAAATGGGTTTGTTATATCTTTGTGTTTTTTCATAGCTTTAACAGTTCCACTAAATCCCGGCGGGGATTTTTCGTTGATAGAAAGAGCCGCTGTAGTTGATGGTTGTTGCATGTTCACGTTGGAAACTTCTTTACCGGCTTCATGAGCTTTAACAAGACCGTCAATCTCTTGAACGATTTTGTCAAAAATCTTCTCCTGAACTACTTCAGCAGGATTTGTTTTGATATGAGCCAATCCCCAATGAGCGTAAGATTGAATCCTCTTCATTGACATTACTTCTTGTTGTTCTTGATATTCGTGATCTTCATCTTGAACTTCTTGGATCGACTCGCGAATAAGACTTCTTAATAATTCTCTTTTTTCGTTCATTTGTTTACTTTACTTTCTGTTACGTCCTGTGCTCGTATATGGTCAGGACCAAATCTTTCATAATCTCCAATATCACGGTCTGGGTCACCTTGATACGGTCTTCTCTTTCGTGGAGCATCTTCCGTTTCAATATAATACATTGAAAGAATATTTCGGTTTTGTTCAACAATTTCCAATGCTACACTGACTTCATCTTCCGTAACATCTTCTCCTGTTTCAACACCTTGAAATCCTCTCAAAGCAACAGATGTCGGTTTCCAATCCATCCTTGGTTCAATACTCAGATTATATCCATATGCTTCTTCACCACCGTCATCTGTAGTTAGAATTTTCTTAATGTAAACCCAAGGAGCTGTAGTATTAGGGTTTGGATTCTTTGGATTATAGAAATTGATGAATTGACCTACTTCCAACTGTTCAATTAATTTCCATAATTTCATTGTGTCTGGAGGGGTTTGTTGAGAATGTGGCATTGTTACTTCTTGAAGGCCAAAATCTGCCTGACTGTCTCTTTCCACTCTTGGTGTTCCTGCGTCCATACCGGCAGTCGGAGGGGTTTTCATTCTTTCAGCACGACGAAGTGTTCCATAAGCGAATTTATATCCTTCTATCCATCTTGCTGACATTCCTACTGGATTTTTCTTATAGGGCACCTTATTTCTAAAATCCAATATTGCTTTTTGTTTGCCCAACTCAAAATCATCAACGGCTTCTGACATGGCACCACCTGTAGATGGAAGCATTTCGGATGCACCATCACCCTTGCCACCACTATATACACTTGCACCACCTGTTCTTGGTCCACCTTTATATAAACTAACAAAAGGTTCATCTGCCCCCGGTTCTGTTCCTCTTCCAGTTGGACCTTTCTTTTCTTTTCCACCTGTAGCTATGTCCATCCACATTTCACTAATCAAATCTTTTATTACTGATTTTACATCAGATTTTTTGATTGTTTCTGTAACTGGTGATTTTTCCGTATCACCGTGTTTTTTCAAATCATTGGCACTCTGAAATTTGATAGTCCAATGTTTGGTAGAACCACCATCTTTAACTGCATCAGGACCTTTTTTGATTGATTTAGGATCCTTTTCTCTATCTTTTGCATAGACATATCCGACGCCTTCTTCTACGTGCTTTCCATTATTTCCCCTTAATATTCTCAGTTTATTCTTTGCAGCAAAATCCATTATGGTCTTTTCCTGAACATCATTTATCTTTTCATACTCTACTTCCAATCCCATGTGTCTATACTGTCTCATTCTAACCCAACCCAATTTAAGAGCATGAAAAAAGGCTTCATCGGGGTCTTTATTGAAAACTCTTTTAGCGTAGTCTCTATGTGAACCGTCTTCATCCACACTGAGAATGTTTCCCTCTAGGTCAACCCAATATCCTTTACTACCAAATTCAGCCTCATTCAATTGTTGTTGTGGATTTGCATCAGCAATAAATTGTCTGATGCCACCTTCATAATATCTATTTACACCCTGTAGTATTTGAATATCTGAAAATTCATCAACATCTGATTCGTCTTCAACGTCTCTCCACTGACAATCCTTTGTCCATTCCCTCATTTGTTTGATGATTTCTGGATGTTGTTTAGCAAATTGCATTAAAGAAGCATCAACATTTTGTTTTCCTTCACCAACGTTTTGTTTCTGAACATCAACACTTGTTTCGTCACCTATTGGTTCATCGTGACCTGTGTCTGGATTTAGGTAATAATAGATGCCTGTCTTTTGATTAAGATTAGCCATTACAGTTTGACCAGCCAACCTTCCTTTTTTGACATGGACAGTATATGGACCTACTAAATCTTTTTTATTTAGAATTTCTTCCAATATAATTTCACCCAACAAACTTTTTAGTTCTGGTAGTTTCATTTTTTTTGATTTGCTTTTTCTTTTGCTTTTGCAGCACGATAAATATCATAAGCGGCCGCCGCACTTTTTCTTCGCATACCTTTATTCCATATTTTCATGTATTTATCTGCTTTCATTATAAAATGATCGGAAAGTGAAGCAACTATATTGCCGGGCGTAAACATATCAAATGGTATATTGTACCATTCGGTTAAATCTGGTCCAATATATTTGGCTCTAGCTTCTTTTCTTTTAAAATAATCCAGTCTATCTCGTCCACGTAGAGGTTTACCAATTTCTTTATAATTATCTTTTATCCATTCATATTTATCGGTATATTCTACTATATTATTTAATATGGAAAATAATCCAGTTCTTTGCCTAGATTGTGGAGTTGAAGTTTTAGATACTTTTTTGACGGGAACATCTATAGGAAGCTCTGTTTGTTTATGGATGCCTCTTATTTTTTTAGTCTTTGTAGTTGGTGGAAATAGTTCAGGCTGTTCCAACTCTGGGTCTGTTATTGAAGTCGGCGCAGTAGTTTTAACGTTGCCAGTCGAACTCTTACTCGTCATAACCTTACCCCACACCTTTTTGATAAGATCTCTCAGTTTTTCAGGCGGTACAATTTCTGTAATTAATACTCGTTTTTTCTTCTCATTCATACATATTGCTTTAGTTTAGCAATGGTATTAGAAGCGGTTTCATGAAAGATGCCAATACCACCTTTCTGATTCCATTCTTCGATTACCACTAGTGTATCATCTATAATTATGTCTCCCGGCTTCGAATAATGCCGTTTTCTATGCTTATTCTCCACTAGTATTATATCGTCTAGCTGTAATTCTGGGGCATTACTGCGTAGCCACATAAGTTTCCCTCGTGTGGTTTGTCTGTCAATTTTGTCTGATTTTCCAAGAGCACTGAGAATTTTTACTCTTAGAAAGTTTTCATTGATAAACGACCACATTTCCTGACCGCCAGAAGTCCAATCTAACTCTGAAAAGAATTTAGCTTTTCCGTGGGCATCAATTGCCGCCCACAATTCTTGGTCTTGAACACTATCTGATGTTCTACCTGTGATGTCATAAAATCCTCTGGAAAAGTCCACCAACACACCATCCAAATCACAGTACACGACTCTGTTTATATTTTCATCATTCATAAATTTTCCATAATGTATAAATATAGGTTTGGAATTAAAAGAACTTGCCAGTGGATTTTCTATAACTTATGTACTTGTACTGCTTAATACATTAAGTGTACATTAAATTATTTGATTAACTTAAAAAGTGTACTAAGCGATCAGTGTACTAAGCGATCAGTGTACTAAGCGATCAGTGTACTAAGCGATCAGTGTACTAAGTACACTAAAATTAGGCAATCTTTAAGAAGGGGTGGTTTAGAATTTCCAGTCATGCTCCAAGTTGTTGTCATCATAAGTGATGAACTTGGAGCCTTCATCTGAACTTTCATGTTTCATGACTCATCAGGAATAAATAGTTTCCCGATAATCATTCATCAATTATA